ATTGGTGCAGTAATAAAGACCATAACTAAAGGTTCTGATAAATTATTTGAAGAAGTTATCGAGAAACCTGGTAAAAAAATAATTCAAGAAACAAAAGAAACCATAACAGGTACATCTAAAGAAGATTATAGAGCACCAGTATCTCCTGAAGTAACGCCTGAAGTAACGCCAGAGATCATAGAAGATGAAACGCCAACTATTACAACTAGATATGCGACTAGAGGTAAGAGATCAGGACAAGGTGGTACAATCATGGAAGGCTATGGTGTAACAACTAGACCAGCGTCAAAAAGATCAGTAACGTAGGAGATAACAATGTCATTTCTTAAACCTAAAGTATATGTTCCACCACCACCACCAGTTCCAGAAGAACCTGCTAAAGCTGATTATGAAAAGGCTGCTGCTTTATCTGCTGAAGCTGAAACAACAGAAAGAAAAAAACGTAGAGGTCGTGGCAGTACGATTGTTGCTGGTTCTTTAGGCGAGACATCTACCAGTATGAGTGGATCAGGTGGTACACCAACTTTGTTAGGATAAGCTTATGATGAATGTCAAGGATATAGTTGCTAGGTTTCAACACGTTGAAGGTCAAAGAGACAACTGGAATAATCATTACCAGGAGTTAGCTGACTATATGTTGCCAAGAAAAGCAGACATAGTTAAGAAAAGAAGTCGTGGTGAAAAAAGAATGGAGCTTATCTTTGATGGTACAGCTCTACAATCAGTAGATTTATTATCATCTAGTTTACATGGTATGCTTACATCAGGTGCTACACCTTGGTTTCATTTGACAATGAAAGACGAAGAACTAGGCAGAGATGAAGAAGTGCAGAGGTGGTTAGAAGATTCTTCACAAAGAATGATGCGTGCTTTTACTATGTCTAACTTTGAGACAGAAGTACATGAGATGTATGTTGACTTAGTTGTCTTTGGTACTGGGTGTATGTTTGTTGAGATGGATGACAAGACATTACGTTTTAGTACAAGGCATATATCAGAGTTTTATGTAACAGAAGATCAATATGGTATTGTTGATACTGTATTTAGAAAGTATGAGATACCTGCAAGGCAAGCTGTGCAAAGGTTTGGTATTGATAATGTTGGTGCATTTATAGCTAAGACGTTTGAGAAGAAGCCAGACGAGAATGTTACAATACTACATGCAGTTATGCCAAGAGTGGAGAGAGATCCAACAAAACAAAATAACTTAAACATGCCATATGCTTCTATGTATATTTGCATGGAAACAAAAATGATATTGGCAGAAAGTGGATTCCAAGAACTGCCTTACGTTGTTCCACGCTTTCTCAAGGCAACTGGGGAAGTAATGGGGAGATCTCCAGCTATGGTTGCGTTGCCTGATGTAAAGATGATAAATCTAATGTCTAAAACAATCATACAAGCAGCACAAAAAATGATAGATCCTCCACTATTAGTGCCAGATGATGGGTTCTTGCTCCCCATTAGGACCCAGCCTGGAGGTCTCAACTTTTACAGATCAGGTTCAAGAGACACAATAACACCATTACAAACTGGTGCAAATATACCTATCGGATTAAATATGGAAGAACAGCGAAGGATGGCAATACGTTCTGCTTTCTTCGTTGACCAATTACTTAGTGGCAATACGCCAAACATGACAGCAACAGAAGTAATACAGAGACAAGAAGAACGTATGAGAGTTATAGGTCCTGTGCTTGGTAGATTGATGAACGAGATGCTAAGACCTTTGATTGATAGAGCTTTTGCTTTAATGCTGCGTGCTGATATGCTTGCAAGACCACCAGAGATTCTGCAAGGTATTGATGTAGACATAGAATATGTATCACCACTTGCAAGAGCACAGAAGTCTAGCTCTGTAAATGGTGTGATGAGAGCGTTAGAAATATTAATGCCGTTGTCACAACAATTACCTGTGGGAGATCACATTGACCCTGATGGATTAGTTACTTATTTAACTGATGCTTTAGGTGTGCCAAAGAAAGTATTAAAGCCACAGTCAGCCGTTGATGAAGAAAGAGAACAAAGAGCAATGATGCAACAAGAGCAGATGGAGAGACAAATGGAGCAAGAAGATGTTGCTACAGTAGGTCAAGCTGCTCAAGCTGTAAGAATGGTGGGTGCAAATGAGTGAGCAAATAGCACAACTCAAGGTAATGTATAAAGATGCTTTTGGGGATAACGCTGGTAAAAAGGTGTTAGAAGATTTGGAGATACGCTGTAACTGGCGTGCTTCAAGTTATGTAGCAGGAGATGCCAACGCTACAGCCTTTGAAGAAGGTAAAAGGGCAGTCATACTACACATATATAACATGATGAAAGAGGAGTAAATATGTCAGAACAAGTTGCTGAACAGGTAGCCGAACCAGTACAAACTACAGTTATGGAGACTCCAGCTGAAGTTGCACAAGGTGGGTCTGGTAACAGTTTCATGGAAATGATACCAGAAGAATTAAGGGAGCATCCTAGTCTATCACCAATAAAAGATGTTGGTAATTTAGCCAGGAGTTATGTAAATGCACAGAGATTAATAGGTAGCGATAAGGTTCCGTTGCCAAAAAATCCTACAGAAGAAGATTTAGATAACATTTACAGTAAGTTAGGCAGACCAGAAACACCACAAGGTTACGAGTTACCTGTTGATGGGAATGTTATAACTGAAGAAGTTGCTAGTGCATATGCAGATATTGCACATAATCTAAGGCTTACACCACAACAAGCACAAGGTGTATTAGATTATTACAAAAGCACAGTTACACAAACAAGCGAAGGTTTGGCACAGCAAGCAGAACAACAAGCTGAACAAACAGCAGCAGAACTACAAAAAGAGTGGGGATCAGCTTTTGAACAAAAAGTTACAGCTGCAAAAGAAATTGTTGAACAGTTTGGTGGCTCTGATTTGTTACAAATGAAACTAGATGATGGTACATTAATAGGTAATCATCCTGCTTTTATTAAGGCATTTGCTGCTATGGGAGATTTTAAATCTACTGTAACAAGTGAAGATACTGTTAGTGATAACGCTGCTAATAGAGCCTATACACCACAAATGGCACAACAAGAAGTTGATACCATAATGAACGATAAATCGCACGCCTATTGGAATAGAAAAGATCCTATAGGAAGACAACGTGCTGTTGAACGTATGCAAGAATTGATGGGATTTATACATGGATAATGAGATAAAACCTACACAAGAGATTCGTTTGGAATGTTTACGGCTTGCAGTTGAATTTGGAAGACAAAGAGATTTGTTGCATCCAGAGAAACAAGCTGATATATATTACGAATGGGTTATGCAGGGTAGCTTGGCAACAAGTCCTCAAGACAATCGGATAGACGATAGCCTAAAGTCGGCTAAAAATTCTAGGAGTGTCCGTAAAGGGTAGCACACTGTAAATAAATCAAATGTAACTTTTACTAAGGAGACTTAAATGTCAACATCAGTAACTACAGCATTTGTCCAACAGTATTCTGCTAACGTACAGATGCTGTCTCAACAGATGGGAAGCCGTCTAAGAGACACAGTTCGTGTGGAGAATATCACAGGGAAAAATGCTTTTTTCGACCAGGTAGGTGTTGCTACAGCTCAATTGCGTAGCAGTCGACATGCCGACACTCCACAGATAGACACACCTCACGCAAGACGTAGAGTGAGTTTAGCTGACTATGAATACGCCGATTTAATTGATGACCAAGATAAAGTCAGAATGTTAATTGATCCAACATCAAGTTATGCACAAGCAGCAGCAGCTGCAATGGGTAGAGCTATGGATGATGTTATCATTTCTGCTGCACTTGGAACAGCTTTTACAGGCGAAACAGGTTCAACATCTACTGCTTTTTCATCTGACAATCAGATTGCAAATGGTAGTGCAGATATGTCTGTTGCTAAGTTAAGACAAGCTAAAAAACTTTTAGATTTAGCTGACGTTGACCCATCAATACCAAGATATATTGCAGTTGGTCCTAATCAGGTTGAAGCCTTACTTGGCGATACTTCAGTAACAAGTTCTGACTTTAATACAGTCAAGGCTCTTGTTCAGGGTGACGTTGATACTTTTATGGGTTTCAAATTTATTGTAACAAACAGACTATCGGTTGCATCAAACATCCGTTCATGCTTTGCATGGGCAGAGGATGGGATTGCTCTAGGAATTGGTAAAGATGTTTCAGCAAGAATAGACGAGAGAGCAGACAAAGGTTATGCTACTCAAGTTTACTATTGCATGAGCGTTGGAGCCACTCGTATGGAAGAATCCAAAATTGTGCAAATCGATTGTGATGAATCAGCGTAAGGGAGATAGATTATGACTACTAAAAACTCAGATCTCGTAGCTAACTTTGAGGCTAGTCCTACAGTTGCTAACGCTGCTCATAACTTGCATGGTGTTGTTAGAGTAGCATCAGGTAACATTGAGTTGGGTACAGGTGACTCAGCATCAGGTGACATTGTTATGCTTGCTCCAATTCCATCTAATGCATCTATAATGTCAGTGCAAATTGGCTCAGATGCCCTAGGTGGCAGTTGTGCATTTAATGTTGGTATCTACACATCAGCAGGTGTTGTAAAAGATGCAGACGTTTTTGCGACAGCTGTAGCAGATGGTGCAGCAATAGCAGAAGTTCGCTATGAAGCAGCTAACCTAAACACAACAGGGCAGCAGTTATACGAATTAGCTGGTGATAGCTCTGATCCAGGTGGTTTCTACTATATTGCAGCGACAATGTCAGCTGCTGGTGGTACTGCTGGTGATATGGCTTTTATCATCAACTATGTTGTAAACTAAATTATTATAGGGAGCAGTGAAAGCTGCTCCTTATTATTAGGAGTTTAAAATGCCGTCAGTTGTAGATATTTGTAACGAAGCTATGGATTTACTTGGTGCAGCAACAATTACTGCATTAACTGAAAACTCTAAAGAAGCACGACTTTGTAATAGAAGATTTGAAACAGTAAGAGATGCAGTTCTAAGGGCACATACTTGGAACGTAGCTATATCAAGATCATCATTAGCTAAAGATACTGATGCACCTGCTTTTGGATTTTCCAGTCAATTTACATTACCCACAGACCCTTATTGTTTAAGGGTTATTTCTTTTTGGAACTCTAATGTAAACAATGATGTTGCTGCATATGACAGTAATGTAATGTTTAAGATAGAGGGTA